GTAGTTATATATGTTCCACCAGCTATATCAACAGTCTCTCCGTCATCTATTGTTTGCGTACCTGAATCTCCTGTTAATATCCAAGTAGACATTGTGCCTGGAGATGAGCCTGAAGAAGCTGCTGTTAAACGTCCTTGAGCATCAACTGTAAAACTTGCGTATGTATAAGAGCCAGCACTAACAGCTGTATCATCAAGATTTAAGGTTACCGTATTGGTAGCTCCTACAACAGAGGATAGTGCTGTACCTCCTGCGATGTCTACACTTTCTCCATCATCAATAGTTTGGTCTGAACCACTATCTGCAGTTAATACCCAGTTTGACATTGAGCCTGAACTTGTCCCTACTGTCACCCATGTTCCAGAGCCAGTGTGATATTTTAACGCATTAGTGTCAGTTCTATAGATTAACTGACCTTCTCCAGCCAGACCTGCGGGGTCTGATGTTACGTTGTCGACTTTAAACTCCTCAAGTTCTGAGTTTTGAAGGTTTATATCTGCATAATAAATAATTTCTGCCATAATTTTTTTTCTTTATTTTTAATTAAAAAATGCTTGTCCCGTAAATTGATCATTAAACGTCAACGTGCATTGATTTAAGCTATTGTACTCTACCTCGCAGCCAATCTCTAAATTATTACCATCTACGACTGAAACTGCAACATACTTATTAAGGTTATGATTAACCACAAACGTTGTATTAGATGGAGTGAGGTTTGCTACATAATTTTTATCCCCAGGAACATTCGTTCCATAGTCCAACAAAGATATAAAATAATCTTCATTATGCTCGAAGCCCCCATTGCTGGCCGTATGAGTCAGAACAATGTCATAAAAAGTTGGTTCAGGCCCATTCTGGGTGGATGAAACCCAAGAAAAAATTCCCCATTGAGATATATCGGAACACTTTGAAATTATCACCGAAGAACCAACTAAAGGTGAGGTAAACCACGATGATATGTCTACATTAGGATGCCCTAATTGGGATTTACTAATTCTAAAAGTTGTAACTGTATTAAAAGGCACAAGTGAGCCTTGCTGCGGATCAAAAGTAATACTTCCTGAGTTTCTTACTGTCTGTCCTGGAACATTAACATCTATAATTTGATAATAAAAGCGCGGCACATCCAGCTCTATTCTCGCATCTAAGTTTAAAAAATCTGCTACTGACTGAGCTGTAAAGTTTTTTGTTGCATTTAAAAAACTTGCATCTGTTCCAATCCACTTGTCATCCGCCTTAACAACCTCTTGATTTATATATGTACTAATTCTTGCCATTCTTTTTACTTATGCCTATTATTTCCCATTACTTTTTCAATTCCTCTCGATCCGAAATATGCTCCAACAATTAAAGACAAGACTCCTGCTACAGAATCTAATTGATAATCTAAATACCAACCAACTATATAAGCCACTGAAAAGAAAATTAATGTTATAGGGCGAACATTTTTACTTAACCAACTTGTAGAAGCCATGTCGGCTGTCCATCTTTTACTTACCTCTTCCATTTCTATCATGTCTAACTCTAAAAGCTTCATTGCTTTTTCCTTATCCTCGGCAGGTAATGTATTATCTTTTTGAATTAAATTTTTTACCACTCCTAACACTCCTTGATTAGGCAAAACATCTCCAATAGTTCCTAAAAGACCTGGGGCTGCTTTAGATAAAAAAGCTCCTACTTTTGTGTCACGAAATTTCTTTTTTTGTTTTGCCACTATATTACTTTATATTTAGTTTTATAACTTTCTTTATATGCTTTTAAACACCTGTTTCTATTCTCTTCTTTTGAGACGAAAGAAACGTGAATCCAATTAGGGTTCATGTCCGTCCCAAATTCCCAGATGAGTTGGTCGAAACAAAGATTTTCTTTAATCCAATGAAACATTTCTGCATTGGATTTTCTCCCATAAACATCATCAAGGTCAATTGCTTGGCCTTTACAATGCTGAGAGGATGCTACGCCTCCAATTGCCTCATTAAGAGCGACAGACCTAAAAAACGAATTTACTTTAATTGGCCCTCCTACCCATTCACGTAATGGCTCAAACACCTCTTGAGCCGTAAGCTTCATCGCTTCCACTTGTGTTGGATTAGGCGTGTTATCTATTCTTTTACGTTTTGCCGTATTAGAATGGATAGCTTCTGCATAAGTTATATGGTCGCTTATTATCATAATTCAAGGTTTAAGCCAATAGTTGATTTAAATATTTCAGTGTCCCAAAACTTGGTATATTCACCTTCTACAAATATACCTAATTTTGAATTAATGTTCCAGCCCAGAATTAATCCCGCCTGGTAATCATCCCACTGCTCTAACTCAGAGTCTTGGATTAATCCTCCAAGTCCCCAATTGTTTCTGTTTAAATAACTAAAAGCCTCATCTCCCTTGAAATAATGATGATAAGGTAATATATAATTTGCATAAGCATGAACCCATATTTTGTCAGTATAGGTATACCAGTCAGCTCCGACAATCGGAGCAACTTCCGCAAATGCGTCTAATAAAGCCCATTGTTCTCTATTATATCGGTTCATCAAGTCAGCAAAAACTGTCTCACGAAATTCTAAATCTGAATCGGCTACAATATTTCCATCAGGATCTATCCAATACCAATCAGATATATTATTTCCCAATGCGTCTTGTTGTGTGTAATATATGTCGTCATAGCCATATTCAAACCCTAAAGTATACCAAGGGTTTAAGGCTTGACCTGATTCATTTGTTTCATTTAACCATATTTCAACAGGGTTGTATCCGAAAGCTTGTTGGTGTGTTCTGGCAATGACTCCTGCGGAAATACTAAACTTTTTTCCAATTGGTAATCTTCCTCTCACTTCAGCTGATTGGTATTTAAACCCTACATTACCTTCCTCTCGTGATTCAACTTTAGCAATGTGATGCTTACCTGTATGCCTAAGAAAGTAGCGGTGGTTTTCAAAAACCTCACCTCTCTGTCTTTCTTTCTCCCAGTGGAATAAATATTCCCATCCGTTAAATGCAGCGGTTGGAGCTGACAGGGCTACGTTTTTTTCTGTTCCATCATAGTATGCTTTTTCCTTATTCTCATAATCAAAGCGTGCAATTCTTCTAATCCCCACCCCATATCTGTAATCAAATTCATGATATTCCGTAGCATCCTCCACTACAGGCACATCATAAAGACTACCGCTTGGATTAGTTCTAACTACATAATCAATAGATTGTTTTTGATAAGGGTTACTTATATCTCCTGCAACATAAAAAGTTCCATACTTTAATAAGTCTTCATAAACCTTTTTAAAAAATTTACCTTTCTTTTGTTTTTTTTCAAATCCCTCTATTAGGGTTTGTTCTTGGACGGAATCTAATTCCTGTACAACTTGAGCCTGAGATGCTACGCAAAACAAAGCTAAAAGTGTTACTACTATAATAAATATAGCCTTAGAGGCTATTGATTCAGTTTTTTCTTTTCTTTTCATATCTAAAATTTACTTTTTACTATTTTATTAATATGTTCTTGAATTTTCTCTAACGCGTCTTCAGGAAGCTTTAGTGATATATCGCTTTCCACTTTTACTACCAGCTTTCTGTTATGATATAAACATACAGTAGGTAGAAATTTTATATTTTCTTTTTCAAAAATTTTTGGATGATCGGTCATAGCCATACGAATCAAGTCAGCTCCTTCTAACTTGCTAATATCTATTTCGTTGGCTTTGACAAAGTCAGCAGAATACTGAACTACAACAATACCGTCTTTAAAAGATTGCGCAAAAGTTAGAGTGGGAATTAAAAATAATATTACTATCCATAATTTCATCTTTCTTTTGTTAATTCAAAAATTCGTGTTTCCAATAATTTTAAAGTCTCTTTCATCTCTTTAACATCTTCTTGGGTTGTCATTATGGCATCACGAATTATTTGGTCTTTATAAGTAAATTCTGTTTTAGTTACTTCTGGTTCTGGTCTTTCCATGGCCAAAGCAATGTCAGCTTGTAAGACAAAATACATGCTACATAAGGAGATAGTAAAACCTACTATCATACCAATTGTTTTAAGATCTAATGTGACTTTTGTGTCTTCTCCTATTTGCTGCGCCATATTACCAGATTGCTAAAAGTCCGTCACAGTTAGTACCTGATGCCATAACTTGTACAACTTGAACAGGTAAATAAGTGCCAACTTTTATATTGTAGAATGTTACTATATCTCCTGCTACTGTTCTTACAGTAACATTGTAATATTCAGTTGCTATAGTTGTAGCAGCAGTCTGGTCGGATACATAAATTAAACAGCCTTCTGAATTTGCTTCAACTGCTGAGCCGCCATTTGCGCCTCCATAAGCAGGATACCATTGCAAGCCTGTTCCAGCTTGTGAGTAAATTCTAAAGTTATCATTATAGGTTGTGTCTGTTCCAAATATGTTTGCACTCAAAGTAAGTTGATCTGCATTTACTACAGCTGTTACTGACGCAATAGTTCGAGCATCAGTGTTTAGGACAATATCGCCCACTTGAACACCTGATGTTAAGAAATTAACTTCGTCATCTACTAAAGCATCTTGCCTTACTATTAAATAGTCTTGGGAAGTCGAAGCAAATATGTTAGATCCAAATGCCAACTGTGTTGTGGAATCTACTGCGGTGACGGCAGCATTTGCAGGAGTTGTTGTGTTATAGGCTACATCACCAATAACTACAGGGAGTGGAGTAGTAGTGCTTTCAAATGTTGCTCCACTATCAACTAACTTGTTTGTTGTTACTGAGGTATTAGTACCAGCGTCCACGCTGTTGCCGACTCCGTTGGTTGCTAAAAAATTTGGGTTTGGGATAGGTATTGTGTCACTGGGTACAACTGCAACAACTTGACCTGTGTTTACGGTTATTTTTGGGTATGCCATTTTTTTGTTTTTGAGGGTTAAAAATCTCTTTTACTTATCATATGGAAACAATTCGTTTAAATTGTCTCTTCTTTTTTTGCAGCCGCAGTCACTATTAGTTGCTTTCGCAACAGTCTCTACGACTTTTTTAATACCAGTTGCTGAAGTAAACTTCTCTATCGTGTCTCCTAAGCCCCTGGATTGTTTTTTATTCAATTCAATTACAGGTGTTCTTTTCATTTAATCTTGAGTTGAGCTGTAATATGGGTCATCACTTCCTGGGCTTCCATCCATATTGGTTGGATTCATCGCCCCAGCTCCCATATCTACAGGCTTATCCCTTTTACATTCACACATTTTATAAGGGCAGCTGGTTACATTAAATAGTAATTTAGATACCATCCAGTTCCAACAACATTTAAACCTACACCACCATCCCTGTAATTTTATTCCAATCTTTTCTAAAAATTTTCCCATATTATTTTACTCCTTGTGCTTTTAAATAATTAAACTTTGGTTTTACATAAACCCTTTGAATACTGTCTTTAACAAGTGGAACTGTGATAACAGGTCCTTCTTTTTTATTCTTTGTTTGCTTCTTGTCAGTTACTTCTTTAACTTCTGTAACTCCTACTACTGTTACTTCTTTTGAGTCTTTTACCTCAATTTTTTTTACAGCAGACTTCTTAGAAATCTTTTTTTTAGCTTTCTTTTTTGCCATTTGATTAAATTTAGTTAATACTTATTTTTTTGCTCTACCCTTTACTTTTCTTAGTTTAGGGTTTTTGCGTTTAGCCGCAGGACTCGCCTTACGAGACGCTGAAGCTAAAATAGCTGATGCAGCTTTTTTAGAATACCCGCCTTTGCGAGCAATCTTAGCTGCTACTTTTTTAAAACTCATATTTTATTATTTTAAGTGATCATGCCTCTTCCATGTAGAAGCGTGTCTGTAAGACATAGACTCGTCTGCGCCATAAGCGTGACCATATAGTTTTTTAGACATAGCTTTACTCTCATCTCTTCTGTCTTTAAGAGATTGTGAGTGTTTGCCTTTATGTCTTGCTCCTAATGATTCGTCAAGTCTTGCGTTGTAACCTTGTGCCATAGTTTTGTTGTTTTTATTAATTATACAAATATACTGATTTATTATTATTATTTATCGCCTTGATAATTTAGCATTCCTGCTTTAGATAATTTTCTATTAATTGCCTCTTTCTTTCGCTTTATATCGGTAGCCCTCTTATTGATCATACTTACTGTTTTAGCATCATACATGTCCAACTTAACCTTTCCTGTTCTTAATTGTTCGTACTGTTCATCTCCAAGTTTTTTGCGTAGTCTCTCTGATTCTTTATCAATAAAAGCTTGCTTTTTATTTATGTTCTTGGTTTTTCTTTTTACCGCTTTTAATTTTCTTGTAACCTTGTCTGCCATTTTAGTATCCGTGTTTCTTTCTTAGTTTCTTTCCTAATTCTCTAATATCTCTAAGTTTTTGATTGTCTTTTGAAAATGTATAAAACTTTCGCCAATCAGACCTTCCTTTCTCAGTATCAGGGAAAGTAGGCAAATGATGCTTATCGCTTTTAGGAAGTCTTCTCAGACTATCATTTTGTTTCCTCATGTCCGCGTAATATGCTTCTTTTTTCATATTTCGCTTCCATGCAGGATTATCCGATGATTCTTTTCTGGTGTTATCGGTCTTTACTTGTTTTGTTCCTTCTTGAAGTTTACCATTGGTCTGGTGTTTTTTCTGAAGCCTTCTTCCCGCTCCAGAACTCATCCTGTTTGAATTATATCCTTTCATAATTTCTTGTTATATTTGTAGACAAAGATACAAATTTAATTTAATTCATTTCAGACATGCCTACCTACAACTATTTAAAATATTGGCGAGTAGTCCGATATTGGGCAAAGGCTAAATATGGTTTAACTACACCAGATTTAGATATGCTGTTTTTCCTCTACAGCGAAGAGTACTTTAACAAAACTAAGTTCAAAGAATATGAAGAAGTGATGTCTTGGGATATAAATCGGTTTAACTCTTTACTTAGAGATGGATGGATACATGTGTGGAGGAGGCGTAAAGGAAAACATGCCACTCTTTATGAATTAACTTATAAAGCTAAAATGGCTGTAAATACTATATATAAAAAATTAAATGGAGATGAAATTGGAGAACACCCTGCGGTTAACCCTTTATTTAAAGTAAATGTTAGCTATATGGATAAAGTTTATAGACAGAAAATTGTAGAGATGAATAAATTTATAAAACAACAACGACATCTCTCTCTTGAATAATAGTAACTTGTTCGTTTTCTATAAGCATTGTATGACCTGCATTACGATCATAATAAACTAAGTCTTTTTCTTTTATAACCTGCACATCACTCCCAGGTTTTATTATTCTTCCTTTTTTGTACCTAAACTCATCTACATCTTGAGCGGATAATAAGATTCCTGACTTTGTTTTTAATTCTTCTTCTATAGGGGTTAGGGCTATATATTTTCCAATTGGTTGCATATTAGTCGTTTTCTTTAAAGATTGCGTAAACTTTTACTTTGCCTGTACTGGCTATTAATTTCTTAGTAGCTTTTTCAATTTTTTCTTCAGACTGAGGAAAGTATTTAGGGTTTTTAGAATTAAGCTTCCTTTTCTTCATGTTTTCTTGCGTGTGTTACTATAGCGTTAGTACTTAAGATTGTGGTAGCTACGCTAATTGCGTTAATCAATGCATGTCGTGTAACTTTGACAGGATCAATAACCCCCATCTTCAGCATATCTCCATATTTTTCATTCTTTACATCATATCCTAAATTGTCAGCCTTAAATGTTTTTTCGTCTATATCTTCAAAAGACATAATCTTTCGCACATCCAGTCCTGCATTTATTAGTATTTGATGGAGAGGAGCTTTTAAAGAATCAGACAAAATAGATAAAGCTGCTTCTTGGTTTTTATCTACATTAGCATTTGCTTCTTGCGAACACCCACACTCATCCCAAAATTCATCAGACAAATCGTGTAGTGCTACTCCTCCTCCTGAAACAATGCCTTCTTGTAAGGCACTGCGCACCGCGCATACCGAGTCATCGACTCGGTCAAATTTTTCTTTTTGCTCTACATCAGAGTTTCCTCCCACGTATATACACCCGATTCCTCCAGCTAAGCTGGCCACTCGTTCATTTATAAAGTTTTTTGATACGGGGTCTTTAGTATTTTCTTGTTGCTCCTTTAATTCTACTATACGTTGTTTTATTTCCTGACTAATTTCTCCTTCTTTTATTACAACAGTGGAGTCTTGCCCTACAATAATCTTGTCGGCTCTTCCTAAATCATGAGGAGTCATAAGGCTTAGATCATCTCCAGTCTTTTCAGAATAATATTTAGCTCCTACAGCTAATGCTATGTCCTGCATTAACTCGTGTTGTTTGTATCCAAATTGAGGAGGTAGAATATTACAGAACTTCAGTCCGTTTCTTACTACATTAGCAGCAAGTGTGTTTATAACATTAGTAGTACATGTCCCTATTATTAATAACTTCTCTCCTTTATTGATAATATGTTTTAATATATTTTCTAACTGCAGTATATTACTTATCTCACTATCACATACTAAGATGTTCACATCCTCCATAATACATTCATCCTTTTTTTGATTATTAATAAATAGATTAGAAGTATAACCTCTATTTATTTTAATCCCGTTAGTTATCTCTGCATAAGTCTCGGCTGTTTGAGATCGTTCAACAGTCACCACTCCATCTTTTCCTACCTTCTTATATGCATCGGCTATAATTTTTCCTACCGCCTTGTCATTATTAGCTGAGATTGTAGCTACATCTAACAGCTTTCTTTTAGAAATTTTTTGGGATTGACTTTTAAGCTCCTCTACAATCTTTTCGGTATAATGATTAATATACCTGACTACTTCAGTTATATTATGTTTAGGGGTGATGTATTTTTCTCCCGCCATAATAACAGCTTCAGTCAAGACAATAGCTGTAGTTGTTCCATCACCTGCCGAGTTAGCTGTTCTATTAGCTGCATCTTTCATCATCTGTATTGCAAGATTCTCCACTGGATCGATTAACTCTATTGCTCGTGCAACAGTCACACCGTCTTTAGTAATAGTAATATTGTTTGTGTGTTGAGGAGATTCTATTAGCACTGTTTTTCCTCGCGGACCTAATGTAGATTTAACAGCTTTTGATATTGTAGTTATTCCTTTGATTAGTTTTTTTCTTCCTTCATCATCGAAACAAATGTCTTTAGGAATGTATCCCGAATTGCTCATAGTATAGTGAATTTAATTAAGAAGCAAATATACAAATTATATTTTAAACAGCTGGTGTTAAGTGTTGGTTTTTATAGCTACTTATTAAAATATATATCCGTTTGACTCTCTCGGTTTTATTTTTTTATTTTTTTTAGTAGTAAAATCAACACTAATTAATAATTATTAATATAAAGTATTATATTTCAATAACTTATAGTAAATAAAATCAACACTAAATCAACACTAATATAACAATATAGTGTTAATAAGCAACAAAAAAAATAGGATTCCAAATTGAAATCCTACTTTTCACTACTAATCAAACAAAGGGAAATTAAAATTCGTAGATATTTTTATCACCGTCCATACGCATCTTGGCTCTTTCGATACCGTCTGCGATACAGTCGATCTTATATTGTTTTTTCATTTGTTTTCTGCGCATTGAAGCTTCTTCAATTCCTGACATACCATTTGGTCTGTCATTAATTAATCTCCCGTCTTTAACATACAGACCGTTTACATAATCTGATGTCGCTCTACTTGGAGAAATTCTTTTACCGTCTTTGTAACTCATAGTTTCTATTTTTATGTAAAGATAATAAATTTTTTTTAGATATACTGAGGTTTAGGGCTATACTACATTATACAGTTGATACCCCCCTAATAGAAAACGATTTTTTTTCAGGTTGGAAAACAAAACTAAAACTTTTTTCTGCAACTTTTTAGCTTTTTTTCTGGTGGGGGTTGGGGGTTGGTTGGCTCTCTCCTGTCTGCTCTTCTCGTTCTTCTCTCGTTGCTTGTTGCGTGGGTTGTTCTTCTCTTCTTCTCCTCTCCTCTCCTCTCTCTATATATATAAAAGAGAGTGCAAAGGGGTTAAGGTGCGAAGACCTTCCCTTTAATCACACACCGACACAAAAAAACCATAAACAAAAGCAAGTGATAAAAGCGTTATCAACTGATTGAAATACAACAAATTAAAGCAATTCAGGGATCTATTAAAATAAAAACATTAAAAAACATTAGGATTTGAACAAATTATTTATATCTTTGCTAATATTATAAACAAAATACTAACTAATTTTATACACTATGCGAAACACTTTTAAAAGATATTCACACCCCCGAAAATATCAATATTATGTATTGGATATTATGGATAACAGGGTAATAAATGGATTTAATGAAAAATCAGAATGTAAAGAATTTATTTTAGACCAAATCAGCGAAGAGGGGACAAAGCAAGAACAAAAAGAAGAGTTAAAAAACTATAAAATAATAGGCAAACACTAAAACAAATTATTAACTAAATTTAAACCTTATGCAAGACACAACAACAAAAACCAAATCAATAAAAATGTTTTCAAATGCTGAAGTTTTAGCAATGAATTCAATCGGTCAATATTTGGATAAATGCGACAATGTAATATTAACACCAGAAGAGCATAAGCTCTCAATGAATGTAATTTTTGAAGCATTACGCCAACTTGAAAAAAATGATTTGTTAAAATGCACTTTAGACGAAATATTTGACTAATTGTATTTGACATAATATTAAGAAAATTTACAGCTGTAAAATAACCTGTAAAACAAAACATTCTATTTTACATAATATAAAATAATTATTAACTAAACAAAAACAAAATGATAACTAAAATTAAAGTCAGTAATCTGACAAGTAACAACGGAAATAAAATTCCAAATCAATTTGAAATTAGAACGAATAAAGGCGTTTATTTTCAAAGCTATAATACTATAATTGCGTTCTGGAATAACAAAGGGCAAATCTTTTTAGATTCTAATTCTTGGGATTATTCAAGAACGACAGGCAAATACAGAAATCAATTTTTAGGCGAGAATATCGCAGAAACACGCAAAAAAATTGCAAGTAAAGAATATAAACTAAAGAATTTAAACTAATCAAATTTACACCTCGCAGAGAGTTAATCTGTGGGGTGTCTGTCGTTGGGTGTGTGCCTAACCTGAAGAAGCAAAAGCAGAAACAGAACAAATTAAAATAAATATTAATTAACACTTAAACAATGGGACACAAAAACCAAAAATGCGTAATCTGTGAAGAGAATTTTACAGAGTGGGGGAATAATCCTGAACCAATTAAAACAATGGAACAGGGGACTTGTTGCAATGAATGTAACGACCTTGTCGTTATTCCTTTTAGATTGTATTTAATACAATTAGACAAATCAATACAAGACAATAAAGACAGAAAACTAAACAAGCTAATATCTAACAAAAAATATCTTTGTAAAGATTCTGATGCTCTGGCTTATAGAACAATAAATATTAACTAAAATTATAACAATGCAAATACAAATAAGAAATACAAGTGTAGGAATAAACGAGGTAAATTTTAATTATGTTTTACGATTTTCAGGAAGTGGAGAAGAAACAAAACACCAAACAATTTTGGTTAATGGATATTACTGCGTTAATGATGGTGGGAGAGAGTTTAAATACTTAAAATTAGATGATGTACATACAATTAGACACAACGAGTCAAACGACATTAATAAGTGCCTAGCAACGCCATTAACCGAAGAGCAAATTGAAGAAATTGAAGAGAGTATAATTGAACGCTTAAATATAGAGGTGTGCGTTGAAGACCAAGAATTTTCACTAAACATATAACTATGAACAAAGAGAAAGAAAAATTTGAATGTGCATCTTGTGGGTGTTTCTATTGGGTAAACGATAGGGACACCTTTGAATGCCCTAATTGTGAGGACTCAAAAGAGGAAAATTTAGATCTAAATTTTTTTCCACCTTTGACCAAAATAGGCACAAAAACCACTAAAGATTTTAACGAGTGGATAAACTACATTTTTACTAACCTAAATGATTTTAAACAATGAAACCAACACCAAAAAACCAAAATAAAGTAACCTATCAAATTAAAAGATATTACTCTAAAAACTTAAAACGCTATATGTATAGAATAGTTATTTTCTTTGGCTCTATGTACTTTGGAGATATTGAAATAGAAAGAATTGAAGATATACTATACAAGAAACAAGCACAAAAATTAGTTGCTCTTCTGCAAAATAAAAATTGGAAATTAGAAATTTTAAAAGCAGATAATGAGTGTAGAGAGAGCATACTAAAATCTACATTAGTAAATTATAATTGGAAACAAGACAATTTAAGAGCATCAATTTCAGAGGTGCAACAAAGATATTCAACAACTATTAATTAAACCTAAAACTATGATGAAAATTATAAAATATTATGTATGGATAGGTGGAACGCCTAACATTTTTGACAATCTTCTTGATGCTGAAATAGAGCAAATAGAATGGCACGAAAAAGGATATAAAGAGGTGTATATTGAAACTAAAACCAAATAACTATGAAAACAGAAAATATAATAGAATTATGGTTAGATGCCGAAGAAGAGTTAAGAAAAGGTAATGATGATAGATGTATGGAATTAAAAGATGAATTTAGTAAAAGATACCAAAAAATAAATAAGAAAGAGCAAGATTATGTTAAGGACTATTTAGATAGTATAGGAGTATAAACAATTAAAAATAAATAATTATGAAAATTATAAAATTTAAACAAAAGAAAAATCAAAAAATTTATTTTATCAATCAGGAAGAATTGATAAACCATTTAAAGAATGTTGTATTGATAGATGAGCCAGAGGCGACCAATGGAGTGAGTGATGAATTTATTGTAAATGAATCCTTTGAAATTGGCGAGTGGGACTATGTTGATGCTGATTTAGAATATCTTGATTATGGAATATTGGGCGAAACAGAAAAATGGTTTGAAAAGAAAACAGGCAAAATATTAATCGTACCAACTGAAATTGTAAGAAATTTTGATTTAGCAGAGGTAAACGAAAAATATAGTCGTGAATCTCTACAATATAGAAAGAAAGCCCTAATTGAAGCTATCGTAAGTTTAAATGATGAAGATAGCGTACATTTTTGCAATAAATGGGATTTAACTCATTATGGCGAAGAAAGAGCAACAGACCATTTGTATAACTATGCAAAAAATGTTGTAGAGGGAGAGTGTAAAACTATTGAAGACATAAAAGATATGGAAAACTATTTAAATAAATATAAACTAAACAAATAACTATGAAAGAACTACTAAAACAAATCAAACAAAATCCATTTGAGATATTACAAGGTGTAATATTTCTGGTGGTGTTAAGTATTTTATTTTACTTATCAATTTGGATATTTTATACTAACTAAAACTTAAACATTATGCCGAAAAAAATATATTTAAAACTCTTAAAAGAGCAGAAAGAAAGAGGGATCTATTTTTCCTCTACTTTATCGCCTTATAGGTTTGAATCTTCAGACACTACAAGGCACGAAATAACAAACAAAGAATATCAGGAAGATTATAACAAAGCAGAGGAAAAAGAAAGCAGGTTAAAAGATGATAGCTTTTTTAATTCCTCGCACTTTAAATTTAATATAATTAGAACATAAAACAACTATAACAATGGAAACTACAACACAACAATGGGAAGCACTTTATGATGTTAATGCCCATATACAAAACGAAATTGACTTTTTTAAAAGAGATAAACAGGAATTTCTTGTTAGCATATTATGGGATGAGGATAGAGATGCTGAAAGCGTAACAGACAAAGAGATTGAAGAGCATTTTTACAATGACCATTATATAGGAGATTATCATTTTGATTATTTCAGGGAAGATTTGGAAGAAGAATTTAGACAACATATAGGTAAAACAATATATGTTGAGGGTACAAATATGGGGTGGAGAAACAGGACAGGACATAAAGAGTTTGAACTGATTAATTATGAAGATATATTTTATCAAATTGTACCAGAATGCGACTTAACCTACCATATAAGAAAGATAAAAGAAAATGAGTATGAGATAAACATATCGCATCACGATAGCCCTATGGGAGAATATTATGCAATTAAAATAAAATAACAATGGAAAGAAAAATATATTTATTTAACGATTGGTTAAAATGGTTAAATAAGCAAGGGATCAGAATTACTATGGAACACGAGTATTTTTGTGAATATTATCAGAATTTAAAAACATTTAAAAACAACTTAAAAGAATTTAACTTATGGAAAGAGGATATATAACAAATTTTGAAGATGATTTTATTGACAAACTAAACTTTGAGTTAAAAGATGAGAGTTTGACTGAAGAAGAGTTTAACGATAAAATTGATATATTTCTGCACGAAGAATTGGATTGGGGTTTAATACACTATGAAGAACAAATTGAAGTGCTGAAAGAACTACACCTATACGATTTTTCACACCTTGATAACCCTCAAACTTTAGGCGAGGTGTGTTATTTAGGAGTGAGAGATGAACTATACAATTCAGGAAGAATATTTGACAAAGACAATTATAAACTTAAAATAAAATAACTATGGAATCAGATTTAGGAACACAAATAAAAAATTATATAGATTGGTTTCTATATGAATGCACCGATCCACAAGATGAATTAGAATACCTAATAACCCTAATAATAGATAGTGGAGGAAAAGAAAAGAGAGAAATTTTAGAGGTATTAGAGTTGATAGCAAGAGCAATGATAAAAAACAATGAGCAAAACACCTATAACAATGGAAAAAGAATATAAATATATCTACTTACCTAATGGCGATTTTATTCAAATAAAATTTGAGGAATGGGGAATGGTATATGATAGCTTTAATAAACATAATGAACATATCAAAAGTTATGGATATGATTTATACGAAGAACTTAATTTAACTAAAAATAAATAACTATGGACAAATTACAACAAATTGGATTACACTATAAGAAAAATAAAAAAGATTTTAATTACAACTCAATAGGCGAATATTTTGAAGATGATCTGGGTACACTTATAGACAACTATATAATGGACTCAAAAAAATATTACTATGTAAACGAGGAGGGAGAATTATTTTTTGAGGATAACGACAGAATGGATAGATATTATGATACTGCGTTAGCCAACTTATTATATCTATTAAAAAAAACATACAATTCGCCCAAACTTGCGTGTAAAACGACAGGCAAAATTATAAATAATCCTGACTATGTTGAAGATAAAGAAAAAGAGGTTTTTCAAGAGATTGGAGATCGATATTGGTAAAACAGGTTTATAAAATAAACTAATTTATAAAACAAACTAACAACTAAATAAATAACTATGAAAGAAACAACAATGTGTCCTAAATGCTACAACGAGTTAGAAAAAGAAAAAGAACTCGACTATCCTTATGTATGTAGGGATTGTGATGAAAACTTTTATAGCTTTGAAGCTATTACGATTAATAACTAATAACTAAATAAATAACAATGGAAAAAGAAACTAAAACAATGAAAGAAATAAAAGAATATAAAATTGAGGGAAAATCAATAGAACAATATTGGACTGATAAAATCTCAAAAGCATTAGTGGGTAAAACCATCACAAAAGTAGAGTATATCGGAGATCAGGAAATGGAAGATAGTATGTGGTATAAAAAACCAATAGCAATATGTTTAGACAATAGATATTGGCTTATCCCAATGTCTGATGATGAGGGAAATGATGGAGGATCAATACGAACCACTATTTCAGGACTGCAAGTCATTCCTGTTCTATACTAAATAAACAATTATGGAAAATTCACAAACAAAAGAAACGCAAAAAAACTTTAACGCAATACAAAAAAATATTGCAAACAATTTAGAAAAAAAACAGAAAAAAGAACTAACAATGCGAGAAAAAAGGAGATATGAGGGAAAAATAATAAGTGCTTTTATCTCTGTAATTGGCTTAATTTTATGTCTTATTTGGATATTTCTCTCAAAATATTTTGGATATTAACAAATTATACATATCTTTGCTAATATTATAGACAAACTATGAAACATATATTGTAGGAGGTTTAAGGTTGGAAGTCGAAAGACAGAAAAACAGGATAAACAGATAAAATGGTTTTTAATCATAACATTCCAGTCCTGTTCGCCTCCTAAAATATATAATAAATAATTAAAATTAAATAACAATGGGGTATAGAAGCACAATGATTTTAGGAATACCACCTGAACAAAAAAAAGAGTTTGAAGTCATACTCAAAAAACATTATGGGGAATTTATGAATGAAGTATATAAAACGCTTCAGCTTGTAAAAGAAAATAAGGATGTACTGATCTATGAGGGAGAGTACCTTAAGTGGTATCCTGAATTTGATGATGTAAAAGAGATTACAGAGTTTTTAGAGAACACCTACAAGAAAAATGAAACTTGGTGTTTTTCAGTAGGCATTGGAGAAGATGGAAAGATACATACTGAATTAGGAGAGTGGTACGACTTTGTAGGAATATACACAACACACGAAATTTACTAACTAAAATAAAATAACTATGGAACAACAATTAGCAGAAATAGTAATGTGGGAAAAAGTCAGGCAAGATTGTAAATACCCAAAAGAAGATAACAATAATGGACTTATATATGGACTTTATCTTATAGATGATTTTGATGAGGATGGTTGGTGTGGAGATATTATAGATGTAGAGTGGTTTGAAACAGATGAGGAAAGATATAAAGTTATAAAAGAAAACAATTTAAAAATAATTAACTAAAATAAAATAAAATGGGAACAAGAAGTTTAACGCATATTATCGAAGACAACAAAACCCTCACAACAATGTATCGACACTATGATGGGGGTTTATCAGGACACGGAAACGATCTGGCAGAATTTTTAAAAGATTTTAAAGTCGTTAATGGATATTCTGGCGACACAACAAAATTGGCTAATGGAATGGGTTGTTTAACTGCTCAACTAATAGCACACTTTAAACAGGGTTGTGGAAATATTTATATCCACCCTCCAAACACCAAAGATTGTTGGGAAGAGTACGACTACACTATTTATTTAGAAGACAACAAGATCAAAATTAAAGCTGTAAAAGTTTACGACAAAGAGTTTATATTTCAGGGAACGCCAAATGAATTATTGGGGTTACCTGAAGACCAAAAATTAGATCCACCTTTATATAAAAAGGTTTATCAATACTTAAAACAATTATTAACTACTAAAATTAAGAAAAATGCCTAATCATTGCTATTGTGCTATAATTGTACACCACGACAAAGATCGTAAAGTATTAGAAAAAATTGTAAAGAAAGAGGGGGGTTTAGCAGAATATCTTTTGCCTATGCCTAAAGAACTCGAGAACACAACCTCTCCTACGCAAGTGGTAACACCTAAAGCGTTTAAAGAACACGAAAAAAAGAAAGACACAGAGAAGTTTTGGACTCGAAGAATAACCAAAGAAATGCAAGAAGAATATATTGACAAATATAATTTTGATAATTGGTATGACTGGAGTTTGCATAATTGGGGAACTAAATGGGGTTGTTATGAAAATAGTGTATCAGACAATGTCTATCACTTTACAACAGCTTGGTCGCCTCTGTGTGAAGAGTTAATAGAGGAGTTTTCTAAATTGGTAACCTCTTTTGTTTATACTTATGAAGAAGAACAAGGATGGGGAGGATGGATGAGTTATAAAGATGGAGTGTGTTACGAGTGGGGACAATACGACATTCCTAATTGGACTGAGGATAAAACTTTTGTTATAAACCAACAAGGAGTAATTAAAGAAATGGAAGAAGACACCCCATTTTCTGATCCTATATATGAAGAGTGGAAGATTTTAGGAACTCTATCGTATTTAGATGAGGATGAATACACAAACATAGATGACACCTACAAGCGAGGATGGTATCAGGAGTATTGTTTAGAAGAGTTTGTGGGAGAAACAGAAAAAGAGGCGTTAGAGTTTTTCTCCCAACAACAGAAATAAAAAGTAAATGGTTGTTGTTAGGAGAAACCAACAATGTAATTGATGGCTATATGTCGTGCCATCTCCCATAAAAATAAAGAAAATGAAAAACAAAAAATTATATAAATTAAAAAAATCAAGATTTCTGGACTGGATGTTTAGCGACTTTGATGACATTCAGTATTGGGGAGGTTATCTTCTTAATGAGTTTAAAGCAAATGGAAAAATAGATTATACCATTGACCAGATGTTAGAAGAAAGAGATGCATTACCTGTATGGCTAATGGAGGGACACAACCTTGACTATATGGAGGAGGAGATGATCGAAGATATGGATGAAATAGAGCTGATAGATTGATGGAAGAAAAAAACAAAATAATAAAACAAATAGTGGATATAGAAAGTTATGCCTTGTCAAATCAGGAAAACGAAGATAACTATATAAAAGAGTTAAATTTTTTATACCACAAACTGCATAAGTTATATGACACCAGATCCAAACGATCTCACGATAGTATAGAGGGAAAAGATTACCATATTGTTGAGTGTGAGGGAGAGTTGATATTTAAACATAAAACAAGTGGATTTGCACCACGATTAAAACAAATAAAATGAAAGAAACGATAAAAGAATTAAAAAAATTAGTATCACTATTTGAACACAGAAAATTATTTACCAACGATAGTATATTAATGGTTGGTGATTTAGAAAAATTAAAAAACTTAATTAATAAACTATGAAGGATATAAAATTCTGGAAAGAATGCTTGAGACAAGCATTAAAAAGTAACGACACAATGTATGCTATGTATTGTGAGGAAATGATTTACAAATTAAAACAAAAACTATGAAGCATAAACAATTAACATACGACTGGGAAATTTCTGCTAACAATATAGTAGAGGTTGAGTATACTTATTCCCAAGAAGATGGCGACAGGTTGCAACCTCCATACGAGGAAATCTATATAGATAAAATGACATTAAATGGAGATGATGTAACAGATCGCTTTGAAAACTATATAGAGGAAATTACAGATGAAATTATTAACGAGGGGGATTACGATATTGATCTCTCTCTCAATTTTTGGAATAAATTATGAAAGAAACAATAGATTTTTTACACGAACAAGTAAGGGCGTTGCAAAGAAAAGTGGCGTTGTTAGAAGAACATAACGACATACTCTTTGATTATGCTGATAGTAAAATGGTGGAGGGATGCGAAGATGCTGAAAAAGTGGTTGATAAAGTATTAAAAAAATGAACAAAGAAAAACAGCTATTAAAATGGTATAATCTGTTTGTGGATTATGTAGAGGATCAGAACGCTAACCTGTATAACGAGGCGTGTGATTATGCTGATGATAATGAGTAAAAATTTACCTCCATTAGTTTGTTTATGAACAACTAATTTATTATTTTTACCAAAGTTATTCATACTATTTGTTTTTGTGTTTGAAGAGGAGAGGATCGGTTAATTTTACCACTAACTTAAAGGGTGTATAAGAGCATCCATTAATATTAAATGTTTTGATTCTCTCCTTTTTTTTACTACTAATTAAAATGCACTAAATACCAATTTAAAAATGCAAAACTCAACTGATGACAGAGTGCCTCATTATTATATAGGCACAAACAAAAATAGAAACTATCAGGCTCGTTATGTAGTTAGCGATTTTGATTGTACATATAACATTGGGACTGCTGTTACATACTGCCTCCGAAGTTCTCGAAAGCACGACACTCCTGTTGAGGATCTCCGAAAGGCGATTGCTCATTTAGAATTTGAAATAGAAAGATTAAACGAAAAATTAAAACAATGAAAAAAAAGATATTTGACAAGTACGCACACGCAATAGCAGAACAATTTCACTTAACATTAGATGAAATGTTTGACAAAAGCAGAAGAAGAGATCTGGTGGATGCCAGACAGCTATTGTTCTATTTATGTTTAGAACGACCAATACGAGTGTCGTATGTAAAAAAATTTATGGAAGACAATGGATGTAAGATTGCTCACTCCACTATACTACACGGATATAAACAAGCCAAAGCATTAATAGATGCAGATCAGGACTATTTTGAAATGATTGAAAAAATAAATAAAGAAGCATAGTGAAGTACAACCTGAAAGACATAGTAGATCAGGCATTAGAGGATAACACTGCTGTTACCTCTATTCTCCCTAAAGGAGTAAGCGTTATGGGAAATGGCGTGAAGTTGCAATCTTTTCCCAGTAAAATAGAAATACTTAATTGCTCTAAAGGAGGACACTACTATAAAGAGATAGAGGAAGAGGAATATAATTATTTTTTAGAGAATGGATGGAGAAAAGGAAAAATCCAGGTTGCTATTAATAATTGTAAATACAAACTTGCTCTCATTGAAAAGCGTATGCAAGTGGAGATGAACACCAGAAAAAACGATAAGCATATTCAAAATTTAAAAACTCGGAGGGAAAATCTGATAAAAAAATATGCAGATCACAAAGTAAAATTAAATCAAATCACTAATTAAAATAAAAACAATGGAAAGAAAAAACATTTACAAAGCGTTGGCTAATTTCCAACAAGAAGTACCAGTGCTATTAAAAGACACTGATGGTTATGGATATAAATATGTAAAATTAGAGCATATCATTGCTCAAATAAAACCTGTTCTTAAAAAACATCATTTAGGGTTTACCCAGTTTGTAGAGCAAGATGGGTTAAGAACAACTTTATTTCACACCACAACAGGAGAAAGTATAGAGGCTTGGTGTCATATTCCTGATTGCGATATGAAAGGGATGAATAAATTTCAATCTGCTGGTGCTGGTATAACCTACTTTAGAAGATATGCCTTGTCTTCAATGTTAGGGGTAATAACAGATGCTGATACTGATGCAAAAGTGTATACATCTACTCCTTTAAAAACACCTAAAAGTAAATTAGATACTTTAAAAAAAGCATTTGATTTGGAAGAGGTTAAAGTAACTAACTTAAAAACAGGTAAGACAAAGGTAAAGTTAGAGCTTAACACTAAAGAATATGACAATGCTGTCAAGCATATTAAGAAAAACACAGACAAGAGTTTGAGTTTGTTAATGAAAGATATAGAAAAGCACTATATCGTGGATGCTAAAATGAAAAAGGAACTCTCTAAATACTTGGCGTGAAAAACTTAAAACCAACTCAATCAAATCTTAATAAGTTAAAAAATGATGAGTTATATTATGGAGAGTTCGGACAACAATGGTTGTCTAACTCTGATATATATTCCTTGTTAAAAGATCCTAAATCTTTTAGAACACCTAAAGACCAAACTAAAGCTATGCTTGAGGGAAGGTATTTTCATACAGCTTTGTTAGAGCCTAATAAGTTATCACAATATAAGGTAGTGGATTTCACAAGCAGAAACACTAAAGCATATAAAGATATGTTAGAAGAGGAAGGGAAGATGATGTTGCTCCAGAAAGAAAAAGAAAATCTGGATAAGATGATAGAGGTAATTAATAACAATGAAGAAATGAGTTCTCAAGTTAATAATCTCAGTAATCAGTATGAAATTCCTATGATAAAAAACATAATGGGGGTGGACTGGAAAGGTAAGGCAGATATAGTTTGTGAAGATAAATTAATTGACATCAAA